ACTATTTGAATGTTTACTTCCTAATGGTGTAAATTGGACAAGAAGACCAATACATGCATTTTGTTGGAAGAAGGATGCACCTAAACATAATTTAAATATACATCAATATTGGGATTGTTTTTCTCCATATGTAGATGTTAATAGAAGAAATAGATTAGCAAACATGAGAGCAGAGCTTGTTGATTACAAAGGTGTTAAAAGAAAAGGAACATATATGTTCACAATAGATTGGGCATGGGAAAATAAAGCGGCAATGTTAGATACAAACTTTAGTGAAGACCCAGAACACAAATGTGCTCATATGTTTAGAATGGATGATGGTAATTTTTTTGCATATCCTAATAACAGAACTATCTGGTATGATGATGCTTTTATGGAAGAAAGATTAACAAAGAATCCAGGCTATAAGATAGACCAAAATTTTTACACAGTAGAAAATACTAGAGACGAAGGCACTAAAACTGATGACTCGTATATGACTCAGTTTGAACGTCCTTAGTGAAAATATTTTTTGACCATATAACAGGTAAGTTAACAAATTACGATTTATTATATTCTTTAATACTTGCACAGTTTGAACCTAGAGAATACGACTACGCATTAGATAATGGATGGATTCCGTTACCTTGGTATTTTACAAAATTAAATAATCTAACATGGATAAATTCTAGAAGCTGTAGGTTAGATTTAACAAAGTTTACTTTTAGTAAAAAACAAAAATATATACTTAATAAAAAAAATATAGATGTAAAAATAGTAAAGAATCCAGATAAAGATATTCTTGCTAATATTTACAGAAAGTATATTAAGCATAAACAATTTTATGAAGTAAATAATGAAAAAGAAAGTGAAGAGTTTAGGCGTGATGACCCTTTAGATTGGGAGTATTTTATTTATTATTATAAAGGTAAACCTGTAGCTTTTACAGAACTAATGCCAATAGAAAAAAACTTAGTTACTGGACAATTTGCTTGGGATTACGAAAATAAAAAATTAGGATTAGGAACTTACGCAACATTATATGAAATAAAATGGTGTTTAAATAATAAAATAAATAAATACTATTTATCTTTTGCATATGAAGAGTCTAGTATATACAAAGCAAACTACGATGGTTTTGAATTTTGGACAGGGAGAAAGTGGTTGGATGACAAAAATATTTATGAGACTTTATGCAAACGAGACTCTAATATTAATGACCTTGCTAGTTTAAATGATTATCAAGAAGAATATTTTAAAATTATAAATGGATAAATTTTTAACAAAAGATAAAGTAAAACAATTAACAGAGCAACAACAGACATTCTTGTCTGCTTTATTTGGAGAGGCACATGGCAATCCAAAAATAGCAGGAGAGATTGCAGGTTACTCTGAACATTCATATCCTAAAGTTGTAAAGTCATTGAAAGATGAAATAATACAAAGGGCAGAAGAAGTTATGGCTTCCTATTCTCCTAAAGCAACTATGGGTTTAGTAAAAGCATTAGATGAAGATGGGAGTGTACCTGGTGCTAGTATTAGAGTAGAAGCCGCTAAACAAATTTTAGACCGAGTAGGTATAACTAAAAAGGAGAAGCTAGATGTCAATCTCAAATCCCTCTCTGGAGTCTTTATTCTCCCGCCCAAAGACGGAACAGCAGAATCTCAAGAAGAGAGTAGCTAGAGTAATACCCTTTGGGTATAAACAATCTGAAAACCCAGATTACATAGAACCTGTACAAGAAGAACTAGATGCTTTAGAACAAGCAAGACAATATATAAAAGGTTCTTCATATAGAGAAGTAGCTGATTGGCTATTTAGAAAAACAGGTAGAAGAATAACAGGAATGGGTTTAAGAAAAGTATTAGAAAGAAAATGGTAGATGATATTGCTCCACCTAAATTAAAAAAGGTTGGAAGAAAAAGAACAAAGAAAGTTTCTTCTAAATCTGATTTATTAAAAAGAGCAAAAAGGTCTGCTAAGAGAATAGTAGAAACACAAAATAAAAAAGTTGAGAAAGCTCAACAACAATTAATCTCAGCACAAAGAAGTGCTAAGAATAAAAAAGAAAATTTAAAGAAAATAGAAAATGCCCTTTCGGGTAAAGAAACACAGATAGTAGAAGAAGATGTTTTAGAATCTGTTCCAGAGACTGTTCAAGATTTAGTTGGAGAAAGAGAAATAATATTCCAACCTAATGATGGGCCTCAAACTGAGTTCTTAGCGGCAATGGAACAAGAAGTATTCTATGGTGGTGCAAGAGGTGGAGGTAAATCCTACGCCATGCTTGTTGACCCTTTGCGTTATTGTCATAAGCAACATCATAGAGCATTATTACTAAGACGTTCAATGCCAGAACTTAGAGATTTAATATCTCATTCTCAAAGACTTTATACTAGAGCATTTCCTGGTGCAAAGTGGAGAGAGCAAGAAAAAGAATGGCGATTCCCATCTGGTGCTAGAATTGAATTTGGTTATGCAGAAAACTTAACAGACGTTCTTCGTTATCAAGGACAATCATACACATGGATTGGAATAGATGAGTTACCTCAATATCCTACTCCCGATATATATAACTTCCTACGTTCATCTTTGCGAAGTGTAGACCCAGAAGTTCCTGTCTTTATTAGAGCTACAGGCAACCCTGGTAACGTAGGTTCGACATGGGTTAAGAATATGTTTGTTGACCCTGCAACACCAAATACTCCATTTACAATGGACATAGAAACACCTGTAGGTATGAAAAGTATTACAAGACGGTTTATACCTGCTAAGTTACAAGATAATCCATATCTAATGCAAACAGATGATTATATGATTATGTTATCATCTTTGCCAGATATACAGAAGAAACAATTTTTAGAAGGAGATTGGGAAGCATTTGAAGGCTCGGCATTTCCAGAATTTAATAGAGCAGTCCATGTTATTGAACCTTTTGAGATACCTAATAACTGGGTTCGGTTTCGTTCTGCTGACTGGGGTTATTCTTCTCCTGCTTGTTGCTTATGGTTTGCTATTGACTTTGACAATTATCTGTATGTTTATAGAGAATTGTACACACAAAAAGTTACAGCAGATATTTTTGCTAGGCAAGTCTTACAACAAGAATACGGAGAGTATATGAAATATGGTGTTCTCGATTCTTCTACATGGGCAAAACGAGGAGATGTTGGCCCAAGTATAGCAGAGACAATGATACAAGAAGGTTGCAAATGGCGACCATCAGATAGGTCTCCTAGAAGTAGAATAAATGGTAAACTAGAAGTTCATAAAAGACTTTATGTAGACCCAGATATACAATATCCTGGTATGTTTATTTTCAGTAATTGCACTAATTTAATTAGAACACTTCCTTTACTACCAACTGATAAAAACAATCCAGAGGATGTTGATACTAACGCAGAAGACCATGCTTATGATGCATTAAGATATGCATGTATGAGCAGACCTTTACACCCTAGGTCATTACAAACACATTGGAATAGAAGAGAAGAAAATGGCTTTTCTCCCGTTGATAAAACTTTTGGATATTAATATGAAACAAAAAATTAAACCTTGTTATTGTGAAGAAAATATACCAGAGTCAATAAAGATAGGTTACAGAGATTATAAATTAGAAAAATGGAAACAAACTGTAGCTAGTGCAAATGAAGCACAAGGACAGTTTTTTGCTAAAGAAGGTGTAATAGGTTACACCGCAGATGAAACAGGAGTTTCTCATGCTAACACATTAATACATGAAATGTTACACGCAATAATATATCAATGGAATATGGAGTTAGATGAAAAAGTAGAAGAACTAGTAGTTAATGGTTTAGCTAATGGTTTAACAACAATATTTGTAGATAACCCTAAGTTAATGGGGTATCTTAAAAATAAAATTTTGGAGGGATAGATGCCAGATAATATAATGAAAAAATATAAGAAAGGTGAACTTCCTGCTGATTATTCAAAAGATACTCCAGTAGGAAATAAACTAGACATGAGTATTCATGCAAATGATGAAACTAGACCGATGGATTTTCCAAATCAGTCTAAAAAAACTAAAGTAGACCCTGCTGTTTTTAGAATGGCAGATGAACGAGATTACTAGGAGGGAAGCATGGAAATGCAATTAAAAATGAAAATGTACAAACAAGGTGAAGTGTCAGAAGTAGCTGATGGTGCACCTGCAAAAGAGAAACCTCAAGCGGGAATGTTAAAAAAATATTCTACAGGAGAGATGTCTAATGTGCCAGATACACCACCATCAAAAGAAAAACCAGATGCAGGTATCTTAAGAAGATACTCACAAGGTGATTTATCAGACGCACCAGATGGAAAATAATATCACAGACGAAATAATTTCTCTAGGCGATAAGAAAGAAGAAAATACTGTTCAAGAAGATTTATTAGTTGGCCTTGTAAAAGGAAGACTAGGTGCATCAGAAGATGCTAGATACTTTGATGAACAAAGATGGTTAAAAGCATATAGAAACTATCGTGGTGTTTATGGTAGTGATATGGCTTTTACAGAGTCTGAAAAGTCTCGTGTATTTGTTAAAATTACAAAGACTAAAGTCTTAGCGGCTTATGGTCAATTAACAGATGTTTTATTTTCTGCAGGAAAATTTCCTATAGGAGTATCTCCTACGCCAATACCAGATGGTGTTTCTAAGTATGCTCATATTAATAAAAAGAATCAAGAGAATACTCAAGAACCAAATGCATATGGTTTTAATGGCGATGGAAGGGATATACCTGCAGGTGCAACATACAATGATGTACTAGGTGGCTTAGAAGAAAAATATTCTGGACAGGCAGAGTTTATTGGTGGAGATGCACCAGATTTAAAAACAATGCCACAGATAGAACCTGCAAAAGAAGCCGCAGACAATATGCAGAAATTAATTCTAGACCAACTAGAAGAAAATGATGCGGCAAAAGAAATACGACATAGTATTTTTGAAATGGTTCTACTTGGAACAGGAGTATTAAAAGGGCCTTTTACTTTTGAAAAAGATTTACATAGATGGAGTAAAGACCCAGAAACAGGTGCATCAGCTTATGTACCACATAAAAAAAGTGTTCCTATAGTAGAAGCTGTTAGTTGTTGGAATTTATATCCAGACCCAGAAGCAACAAAAATAGAAGACTGTAATTATGTTATAGAAAGACATAAAATGACAGCAAGTCAGTTGCGTGATTTAACTAATAGACCTTTCTTTAGACATCAAGAAATAGAGAAGTGTTTAGAAGAAGGGCCAAACTATACACCAAAAGGTTTTGAACATAGATTACAAGATAGAGAAAACGAAACAGAATTTGAAAAAGAAAGATTTGAAGTTTTAGAATATTGGGGTAAGATAGACAAGTACATGGCTGAAGAGGCAGGACTTGAGCTAGATGAAATAGAATCTGAACTAGATGAACTACAAGTTAACATATGGGTTTGTGGTAATTATGTTTTAAGATTAGTATTAAATCCATTTACTCCATCAAGAATACCATATTTAGTTACACCATATGAATTAAATCCATATCAGTTTTTTGGAGTAGGTGTTCCAGAAAATATGGATGATGCACAACAAATTATGAATGGTCATGCAAGAATGGCTATTGATAATTTAGCATTAGCAGGAAATCTAATCTTTGATGTAGATGAAACAATGTTAGTACCAGGTCAAGATTTAAAAGTATTTCCTGGTAAGATATTTAGAAGACAAAGCGGACAAGTAGGACAATCAATACATGGTTTAAAGTTTCCTAACACAGCAGGAGAAAACTTACAGATGTTTGATAAGTTTAGACAACTTGCAGATGAAGCTACAGGTATACCATCATACTCACATGGTCAAACAGGTATACAATCTACAACAAGAACAGCTTCTGGTATGTCTATGCTATTTGGTGCGGCGGCTCTAAATATAAAAACAGTTATTAAAAACATAGATGACTTTATGTTAAAACCATTGGGTAAAACTTTATTTCAATGGAATATGCAGTTTAACGCAGATACACCAGAGATTGTTGGAGACTTAGAAATATCTGCAAAAGGCACTCAATCATTAATGATGAAAGAGGTTAGGTCACAAAGATTAATGACATTGTTACAAGTAGGTGCTAATCCTAATATTGCTCCTTTCATGAAGTATCATGCTATACTTAGAGAGATTGCAAAGACATTAGATTTAGACCCAGAACAATTAATTAATGACCCAGAAAAAGCGGCAATATATTCAGAAATAATAGGAATGGCAAATGGAAATCAAGCAAATCAAAACGCTAGTCAGCAACCCCCTATGGGTATGGGTGGAGGAGTACCTCAAGGAGCAAATCCAACTGACCCAACAGGAGTTGGAGGTGGCAACATCGGTACAGGAAATATATCGCAACCAGGGGAAACTTCATTCCCTTCGCAAACTCCTCAGACTGAAGAACCAATTAACTAGTAAGGATAATGACTGAAAGTCTAGTACAAAAAACTATCAGTAAAGAAGCTGAAACTATGAACGCAGGGCAGACAAATGTCCGCTATACAATGAAGTTCAACTCAGCTACAGGACAATGGGAACAAGAAGAAATACTAACTCCGTTAGTTAAAACAACATACCCTGGTATTAGAACTCCAGATGGTGGTGTTAAAGATATTAGTAAAGGTTTAGCAGGAGCACCTTATGTTGAAGAAACAGAAATAACACAACCTGTTGAACCAGTAACTCCAGAAGAGCCAGAAGAAGTTGTAACACCTATAATGAAACAACCAGATACACAAAGAGATTCTTTTGAAGAAGCACAAAAAGCGTATGGAGTAACATCTGGTGGTATTAGATATGAACCACAACAGACAGCACCTACACCTGCATTAGCAGATGATATGAAGTTTAATGTTATGGGTGGTGGATTTAATTCTAGGTCTGCGGCACAAAATTTATTGTTCTCAAAAGAAAAAGGTATACTAAATGATTTAGTAAATCCACAAGTTAAAACAGAAGAACAAGCAAAAAAAGATTCGCAAAAACAATCTGCTTTAGGTGGGTTACTTGGCCCTGCTAAAGCTCTAGTAGGAGTAGCAGGATTTTTAAACCCTCGTTCTGAAAAAGCACAAATAGAAACATTATTAAATAATAATATTATACAAGTAAGAGATAACAATGGTAATCTTTTAAATAAAGAAAACGCATTAAAGTTTTTAACAGAAGACGATAAAGGTAAACTAAAAATTAAAAAGGGTAATGAATTAATTGAGTCTGGATATAAAGTAGAACAATTAGATACACTTGCAAAAGATTTTCAAAACTCTGCGGCCTTTGTAAATTTAGAATCAGAAAAAGCAAATAACTTTGTTACAAGCACAGGAGCACAATTAACTAATTTAAATCCTGTAATGGGTACTTCTGGCACTACATTGTTTGGATTGTTTGATGAAGCAAAAGGTGCTAGTCATACTAATGGAGAACAAGTATTAGTTGTAGATTCTGGCCCAGGTCATGATGGTGGTGCATACAGAAGTGATGGTAAGTTTGTAGGAATGAATGGTCAAGTATATGCTTTTGGAACTGCAGACCAAGCTATGCAATCAGCAAATGGTGGACTTGTTCCTGCAGAAGTTTTAGAACGAATGACAGATAAAGATGGTAAATTAAAACCTTTATATTTAGAAGGCGGAGCTTTTGCTATTGATTCTAATATGGTAGATGAAAATGGATTTTACATTGGTGATGTTGTATTAGAAAATAGAGACATAGTTGATAATGGTGGTAATGGTAATGTTACAGGTAATACAGCACCAGAGGGTTCTAATGATAACAATGATTATCAAGATAGACAAAATCAAATACAAGATGATATAGCTGATGATGTGTCAGATACTTTAGAAGATATATATGGTAGCGACCCAGAACCTTCTCCTCCTACAGGTGGACAAAGCATGGGTGGTTCAGAAGAAGAAGATAAAGCGGCTGATAGAGCAGGACAAGGTGGTGGCTCTGATAGTAGTAGCCAAGACGCAAAAATAATTTGCACAGAAATGTATAGACAAACACAATTAGAAGATTGGAATAGAACAATAAAATTATGGTATTTGTTTCAACAAAAACATTTATCAGAAACACATCAAAAAGGTTATCACTTTTTATTTCAACCATTTGTAAATGGTATGAAACAATCAACAGTATTAACTGCTATAGGTAAACATTTAGCAGAACAAAGAACAAAAGACATTAAACATATAATGTACGGAACTAAATTTTCTTTATTAGGAAGATTATATAGAATAATTATTGAACCTATTTGTTATATAGTAGGTTTATTTGTAAGAGGGTAATATGGCAGAAGAAATGCAAGGTATGGCTAACAGACCTCCTATGGGAGATTCTGGAGAACAAATGCCTATGGAAGATAACCAACAAGCAAATGCACAACAACAACAAATAACACAGATACAAAATAGAGTAAAGTCTTTACCTATACAAGAAAAAAAAGTATTACAACAAAGTTTAACTCCTCAATTTAAAGAGGTAGTTCAAAAAGTTTTTGGTTCTGGAATCAATCCATTTATAGATGTATTGGAATCTGGAATTGAAATGATGCCACCCGATGAACCAATGGCTATGTCAAACATGACTATGGCTAGAGGAGAAGGAATGGTAAACAGGCCACCCGAAGAAGAGCAAAACATGGCTATGGCACAACGACCTACTATGGCTTAATTCGGCCCCACTCTGGGCGACCTGCTTTCCACAGCACCCGTAGGAGATAATATGGAAGAAAATAAAGTACAAGAAACTTCAGCAGAAGAAACCAAGCATGAGGCAGAGGAATCTAATGTTGAAGAAAAACAACAACCCTTTTTAGAACCAAGACCTTACAAAAGAAAAAGTGAGGCAGAAATAGACGAAACAGCAACCGTTCAAAGTAAGGACACCGAAGAGGCTGACGAGACTCAAGAGGCTACTCCAGAAAATGTAGAACGCCCTGCAAGTGTAGAAGACAAGGTTTATAAAAAAAGGTATGATGACTTAAAACGTCATTATGATTCTACAGTCAATAAACATAAAGATGAAGTTTTTAACTTAAAGACACAAGTCGAACAGGCTTCTAAAAATTTTATTCCTCCAAAAGACAAAGATGCTTTGGATAAATGGAGAAAGGAATATCCAGATGTGTATGATGTTATTAAAACAGTTGCATATCAAGAAGCAGATGAGAAGGCAAAAGAAGTTAATAATAAACTTCAGCAATTACAAAAAGACCAACAAAAGGTTTTGCGTGATAAAGCAGAAGTAGAATTATTAAAATTGCATCCAGACTTTAACAAAATTAAAGATAGTCAAGACTTTCATGATTGGGCAGGTGCTCAAGATAGCGTGATACAGAGTTGGTTATACGATAATTTTGATAATGCTAATTTAGCGGCTCGAGCTATAGACCTTTATAAAATGGATAAAGGTTTAAAAAAAGCAGAAGCTGATAAAGTAGATACAAAGAAGGAGGCATCTAAGTCTGTAACATCAACTGCCCGAAGTACTGAAAAAGATATTAAGGGTAAAAAGATTTGGAGTGTGTCTGAGATAAAAAGACTAAAACCTTCTGAGTTTGTAAAATTTGAGAAGGACATTGATATGGCTAGAAAGGAAGGTAGAATCAGAAACTAAAACCTAATTGGAGAAAACAATGGCAATATCAAAATCGGCAGGTTATGATAACCTACCATCGGGTAATTTTTTACCTATCATTTATAGCCAGAA